CCGAAACGCTAAGAGATTCCAACCCTTTGTTAAGGGCGGGATAGGCGTGGCCCGAGACGATTTCGGCGGCGTGGCATTCAGCAACAACCGTTTAGTTGGGCCTGATGCTACACGTTCGATCGTCGCGGGCGGCGGACTCGATACGGTCATCAAGGGACGCACTAAATGGCGCGTCGGTGCCGAATATCAGAACACCGCGTTCGGGAGCCAACAGCAGCACAACCTGAGGGTGACGAGCGGGATCGTTTTCTGATGAAGAACATTTTACTCATCTGCATAGCATGTTTCCTGATTGCCTGCGGCGGCAATGGCCAGCCGTCCGGCTATTCGGCGATGACGCCGAAAGGAGCGGTTGTCACCAGTGCCTCGCCGATCGCGGCCGATCTGCTGACGGAGGTCGACCGGCAGCTCGACGACCTGTTTCGGATCGCGACAGCCAACGGCAAATCGAGCTTCACACTGCACCCGACGTACAGGATCAGCATCGAGGAACGGGACTTTCGATGCGATTCGATCAGCTTTTTGATCACGCAGAACGTAACGCCTGGCACGAACTATGACGGCAGCGAATACGATCACGATCCGCGGCCGGGAATCGTCGCGATGTGCGTCGCCGGCCGTTTCACCGAGAGCGACGGCCTGATCCGCGTCACAGCTGAAGGAATAAGGACCGCACCGGTAGTTCGCTATGAAGGCGAACATAAGCTGCTGTTTCAGGTCGATCGGCCGTTATACGAAGCGACAAAGATACACGGCCAGGGCCAAGGACACCCGATCCTTGGCGATCAATCGAAACAACTGTCACCCATATCAGCGGGATCGTAAGACCTCGGAGCTAACCGAACATGCTGAACCCGGGCATTTCCCGCTGACCTAAAACGACTATGAGCCTTGAAAGCCCGACATTTCTGGAAAAGCTGATCGCGAACAAGCCGATGATGATCGGCATCGCGTGTCTTGCGTCCCTGCTCGTGCTGGCGTGGATCTTCGCTGGCATCAGCGACTGGCGGTTTGAGCGGGGCATCGAGAAAAAGAAGAGGGAAGTGAACGCAAAGGTCGAGCACATCGCGAACATCCAGACCCAGATCACCGAACTCGAAAAGGAAAAAGCGACGACGCAGGGCGAGCTCAACCGCGATATGGAAGATCTGCAGAGGAATGTTTACGGACTCGAGGAAGCAAAGGCCGAGACGAACGCGGCCCTTGCGAATTTTAACCGGGCGGTCAATTCGAACTCGAACGTGAACGCGACCGCCGAAGACCTTAAACGTGTACTGGAGAAATTGGAGAAATGAACATGGAAGTGCCAAAAATGTGCACAACAAGCGGGCGTCCGGTTGATGTTGTTCGGTCGGAACAAACGGAAAAAACAGGACAGCACAAGGACTATATCGTCCTTTGTCCAGACGAGCGGGCAAAGGGCTATGTCCGGCCATATCGAGACAAGTACATCCACGTTGGAGAGGGTGGTTTTGAGGTCAATCCGAACAATCCAGCGAAACACGGTAGAACCAACGGAGGGTGCGGAGCGCTAACACGAATGGGATTCTCAATAGCCGAAACATACGCCCGTGATCCGAAGTTTTATGGGTCAACATTCTGCGTCGGATGCAACCGCCACCTGCCCGTTGCTGAGTTTAAGTGGGAAGACGGTGAAGTTGTTGGAAGCTGATATGAAGATCGGGATTGCAGTCGATAATTACAAGATCGAAAAATTCAAAGCCGCGTTAAAGGATGCGGGGTTTGAAGATTTGAAGGTGATGCAGCTCTACGTCGACACTTCCCTGATCACAGTTGATAATGTGCCGGCCGAGCGTCTTCACGACATTCATAAACTCTGCAAGAAGCTGCAGATCAATTTCAACCATGCAAACTGAGATGAAGAAAATCCTATTGATCTGCATAACTTGTCTGATTTTGGTATATGGCGTCGCCGCTCAAGACTGTCCGGCGAACAAGGTCTGTATCGATCAGGAGACGGCGAACAAACTCTATTCCGTGGCGACGCAGCTCGTCGAGGCAAAGGACGTCATCGCGAAGATGCTCGCCGAACGCGGAGCATCGGACGCGGCGATCGCATCGGCGTTAAAGACGATCGAGGGATGGAAATCGCTCGACGCCATAAACAACAGCATCATCGCGAAACAAAAGGACGTGATCGCTCTATACGAGCAGGTAATGAAAGTGCAGATGCAGATCATCGAGAACCTTGAGAAGCGTCTGAACAAGCCGCGATCGGCGTTCGGAAAGTTCCTTGATGCCTTAAAGACCGTCGGTTTCATTCTCGCCGGCGTAACGCTCGGCCGCGGCCTCTGACCCAGAACATATCCCGATGCAAAAAGAAGCAGCTGACATCCTCATCGCAGTTGTATCGACTCTCGGAGTAGGTGCGATCGTCCTCGCCGTGCTGCAGCGGTATTGGAAGAAACGCGACCAGCGAATCAAGGTGTTCGAGTCGAACGAGGGCAAGCTGATCGACGCGGACCAGCTCGCCCTGAAGATGCTGTATGAGGATGTGACCAAGCTTAAAGCCGAAGTTAAGGAACTTCGCAAAGAGCTGTCGGACGTCAAGGACGAACGCTCGGAACTTCGGGCAGAAAACAAGATCCTCTCGACCAATGAAAAACACATGAAGGAACGTATCGATCGGCAAGGCGAACGAATACGGAAGCTCGAGGAAGATCTGACGTTGACGAAAGACCTGCTGACCGAAGCAAAGGTTGCGATAAAACACCGCGATACGGAGATCTCGGCACTTCGAAGCGAGCTGAACTACACAGTTATCGAATTGAACAAGCTGAAAGCCGATCATTTTTCAACAGTCGGCGAGTAACGGTCTGATCCTATGTGGGCGACCGATAAGAAAAGTCACAACTTATTACCGTTATGGCGAACGGAGAAGCTCCGGAAACCAAAAAGGAGTTAAAACTAACACCGAAGCAGAAAAAGTTCGCGGATTTCTACGTCGGCGAGTGCAACTTGAACGCGAAACGAGCGGCGGAAATGGCCGGGTACAAAGGGAATTATTGGACCCTAGCGGCAACCGGGTCCGAAAACCTCAAAAAACCTCAAATCCGAAGTTATATTGACGCCCGGCTGGAAGCGGAGATTTCTCCTCCAAGTGAAGTGCTTACAACACTTTCCGCCCAGATGAAAGGTAGCCTGGCCGATCTTTTGAACGAGGATGGCCAATTTGATCTCGCGGATGCGAGGAAACGAGGGGTCGACCGCATCCTGAAGAAGGTGAAGATCATAGAGAAGCTTGGCCTCGACGGCGAGGTCAGCGAACGCAGGTATGAGTACGAGATCCACGACCCACAAGGGGCAGCGGACAAACTAGCGAAAGCTCACAAACTTTACACTCAAAAGGTGGAGCTTACAGGGCAGGACGGACGGCCTATAGACATCGTAACAGCGATTGCGATCCAGCCTGTCGCGTCGACAATACCCCGACCTGACGAACCCGGCGACGATTAAGAATGACTGCACTTCCCGAAAGGATAATGGCCCTGCGAATCCCCGAAGTCTTTGTCGGCGAGAACGGTTCGGTTTGGAACTCTGCAAAGCCCTATCAGATCTGGTATGGAGGCCGCGGGTCTTCGAAGTCATGGTCAAAGGCAATTCAATGGCTGCTCAAAGCCAAATCGCAGCGCTACTTTCGCGGCGTGTTTGCTCGTGACACACAAAAAAACGTTAGAAACGCACAGTACCAGCTTTTCAAGGATCTCGAGCGGCGATTCGACTGTTTCCGTGGACAGTTTCAGTTTCTAGACAGCGGAATGAAGATAATCTGCCGGCAGAACGGAAACCTGATGATGGGAGGCTCGTTCGAGCAGCCTGACACACTCCGATCGGTCGCGGACCCGACCGACTTCTGGGCCGAAGAACCGATCACTCGTGAATCTCAGATCAGCAGGCAGGATTTCTTCGATATAGTCGGTTCGCTCCGAAACGCCGAGGGGGTGCAAACCCAGTTTCATTTCACATTTAACCCGATTTCGAAGCAGACGTGGATCTACGAGGATTTCTTTGAGAACGGACTGTTCGATGCCGAGATCGTGTTTGCGAACTATTGGGACAATCCTTTCTGCCCTCAAACGACGATCGACTTTCTCGACTCGTTAAAACGGCTTGATCCGAAGCGCTATAAGGTCGACGGACTTGGTTACTGGGGCGTTGCCCACGAAGGCCTGATCTATAAATCGTACGTGCCGGTAAATGAGATGCCGGAGGCTCAGTTCTACGGTCTCGATTTCGGATTCAACGATCCCTGCGCATTGGTCGAGGGTGCCGTGCAAGACACCCCAAACAAGGCCAGGAAGGACCTGTTCTGGCACGAACTCCTCTACGAAACAGGACACACAAGCCGCTCTCTGATCAGTCGCTTCGAGAAGATCGGCGTTAGGAAGGACATCCCGATGATATGCGACAACTCCCGTCCGGAAATGATCCTTGACCTGCAGGAAGCGGGTTATCGCGCTGTCGGATGCAAAAAGTACAAAGGCAGCGTTCGGGACGGTATTGGTGAGGTCCAGAACTACAACCTGAATATCGTTCGCGGATCCCGGAACCTATTCGACGAGATAGCGAACTACGTGTGGGATGTTCTTCCCGACGGCAAGCTTGCCGAGGAGCCTGCTAAGAGCATGGACCATGCGCTCGACGCTGGAAGGTATGGACTCGAGGCTGTCAGCAAGAACCCGCTAAGGGTCTCGGAAGCAGAGCGCGCGGCGTTCGAGGGCATTTCACTATGAAATCAGATGTGTTTCCAATTTCGTCTCTTGCAGATCGCTTCGACAGATGCGTAAGACACTCCGGTGCGTTTGGATATGTCTATCATACGTTCGCCTTGCTTATAGCTCTGGCGGATGCCACTGACTTGTTGCTCCGTCAGGTTCGTTCGCGGGCCTGCACCTTTCCAGGCACCGTTACGCCTTCGCGTAACTCGATCGCGTACATTTTCTACCTGTGTTCCAAGTACGAGATGGTCGGGATTGCAGCAAGGCGGATTATCGCATGTGTGGCGGACAACCATGTCCGAGGGGATTTCGCCTTTGTAAAACTGATACGAAAGACGGTGGGCGGCGTAATCGCCGTTTTGGTAATAGAGCATGCCGTAGCCGAACTGGTCCGTCTTACCGTTCCAAAGCCAGCAACGCTCAGTTTTCGTAAAGCTATTGCGGAACGTTGTTTCAAGATCATACTGCGGTTTGTAGCGACATTTGTTGCTGCAATAAATCCCTCCTCCCCGCTTGATCTGGGACGGAAAGACTTCGAACCGCGATCCGCACGATGGACATTCTCGTGGTATTTTAGTGCCAGCCATTTCGGTTTTACCTCATTCGTAAAATCTAATTGGTTAGGCCTGACACGGTGCTACAACACCATGTCGGGCTGTTTCTATTTTAATCCACTTTAAGTTGATTCGGTATACGCAAATGGCAAGTTTTTGGAGCAGAACAAAAATGGCTATCACAGCAGCTTGGAAGACGTTTTCCGATCCGGAGTCGCAGATCCGCGAGCTTTCTCTCGATAAACGACAGGAGTATTACGGCCACGCCTGGGCATACTACCGCGGGCAGATGTTCTCGCGGAGGGAAGGCCAGGACTGGTCGATCTATCTTTCCGGCCGCGAGCTGTACAAGCACACCCGCCTCATTTATAACCCGGTCCCGATGATCGTGGACTTTTATGTCGACAATCTCTGGCAGCCGGCCGCGAATGAGGATTTCGAATCTCTTGTAACACCGGTCACCGATAAGACGGACGAGAAGCTGATCGCAGCGATCGCGCAGATAGATCAGTGGAGTAATTTTCTTTCAGATGCGCCGAAGATCAAGCGATATGCCGCGGCGACTGGGAACATACTCATTGAAGGCGTTGACGACCTCGCCCGGCAAAAGGTACTGCATCGTGCTATCTGGCCCGGATACGTGACGCACATCGAATTGAACGAAACGGGCGACGTGATCGCGTACACGATCGAATACGAGGTTTATGACCCTGAGAAGCGTTCGAACTTCAAATTCAAGAAGATCGTCACAAAGGATTCGTTCTCGTATTTCCGAGATGACAGGCCGTTCATCCCGATCGGTAAAACGGCTGAGGTCGAGCCGAATCCATACGGTTTCTGCTTCGCGGTCTGGATCCGTCACACCGATGACGGCTCGGAATTCGGATTGCCGGCGTGCAAGGACTTTAACAAGGTCGACGAGGTTAACTCTCTCGGTTCGCATCTTCACGACAGCATTCACAAGGGCATCGAATCGCCAAAGATCATCTCGGTCGACGGCGAGGTGCTGCCGCTGATCGGCGCGACGCAAAACGAAACAACGAAGGTCGTAACTCCACAGGACCCGCGCTTGAACTGGGTCGTATTCAAGACTAAGCCAAGCACAACGGTCCACGACCTCGCCGGAGATCTGAAACTCGCCGAGGCGAACCCGTATCTCAAAGACTGCCTGACGTCCTTTACCGATGACTATCCCGAACTGCAGGCCGCGTCGATCATTCGCGATAACGCACAGCTCTCGGGTGCCGCACTCGAGCGAATGCTCGGGCCTGCACAGAACCGTTTGAATGGCGTGCAGCCGAACTACAACCAACAGCTGATCAAACTGAGGCAAATGCAGATCGCTGTTGCCGGGATGCGTGCAAACGGCGGCGGCTGGACATCGGCGAACAAGCAGAAGGATGTTTTCAAACCATACGGACTTTCCTCGTATGAAAAGGGCGAACTCAATTTCAATCTGAAAAAGTCAGTCCTGGTCCAGACGACGGAAGCCGAAAACGAAGATGTCCTGATGAAGAAGGCGACGAGGGCGACGACGCTTGACGGCATCGTCGATCAGCGTGAACAGCTGAGCATTGCGGGGTACGGTGAGGACCAGGCCGAGGAGATCATCGCGCGGAAGGAAAAGGAGAACGAACTGATCACGGATCCCAAAGACGGCGACCCTGAAGGAGGTCCGGTCGATGAGTAAAGAAAAGCGGTTCTCTCAGTGGGACAAGGACGCTACGTTTGGGTCAGACATCATCGGCAATGGCGCGTGCCAGGGCGATCTTACAGGAAAAGTGAAGACCCGACAGATCGGCTTTATTCGACAAAAAGCCCAGGTGAAGACAAAGGTAAAAGCTTCACCAAAAGTTTCCCTCAACGCGGGTAATAAAATAACCAACTTTCGGAAAAAATGACCGAAGCCGAGATCAGACAGGCAGAGAAGGACGCAGGAGACGATGCAGGAGCTCTCGCGATGCTTTTGCTATTACTGCTGATGAAACCGCGATCGCCGGAGGGGCAGCGGGTCCGTTTCGATCCCGCGGCAGGCCGATTCTACTTTGACGGCAAGACGGTATCTATCCGCTCGATCCGCGCTCACCTGAACCGCATCGAGGACCGGTTCGGAAAGAAACTCGCGAAGATGACCCGTGATCTGGAAGACGGCCGAGTGACCCTTGCAGAGTGGAAACGAAGTTTCGATAGAACGGTCATATCTTCGCATATTCTCGCTGGTGCTCTCGCCCTCGGCGGGATCGCGGTGGCCGTTCGGAATTCCAAGGTCCAGTCGCGCATTGCGGACGAGCTGAAGTTCGCCGATGAGTTTTCCGAATCGATCAGGATGAAGAAGGCAGGTTCGTTCTCGAAGATCCGGGCACGAGCGAAGAGTTATCTCATGGCGGCAAGCGTGACCTATTCTCAGATCGAACAGGACGTCCGCGGCCTGATGGGAATGCAGACCGAGGCGAAAAGGATCCGGCGTGCGGCCGAAAGCTGCCGAGGCTGTATCGAGTACAGCTATCGATGGATGCCGATCGCCGAACTACCGCCAATTGGAAGCCTGCAATGCCGCCAGCATTGCCGCTGTTTTGTGATCTATCGATGAAACGGGGCGTTTACAAGCAGTGCTCTCGAAAGAGGCGGTTGACGCAGAGGCAGGCGAATCGTGCCGCACAGAGGCTGAACGAACGGCAAACGAAACGGGTCCACGCGTATTTTTGCGACATTTGCGGACAGCGTCATATCGGCGGTGTGAAAGAAGGGTCAGAATCGAGCAGTGCTGAAACCGATCATTAAGATCAAAGTCATCTCACACGCGGACCGCGAAAGGTCCGCGATCGATGCCGAGATACGGCGTCACGAGATCGCGTTACTGCGGGCATTGCGCCAGCTTCGAAAGAGGTTCCCAACACAATCTATTGCGGTCATAGACGAGCTGGCACAAAAAGTAGTATTGACAAAGGAAAATGGATAACCTATATTTTCCGTGAACCGGGGAGGTTTCCCCATAATATAAAAACTTTTGGTTCTCGCTTGCAAGGCAAGCCCCAACCACTCAAACGCTGGATGCGTTCGGGTGGTTTTTCTTTTATGACCAAGTCGCCAAGGGAGACTTAATCGAAAATGAATCGCTACCAACTCTTACTTCGCAACCTCGTTATGGCGCAGATGCTTCTGCACAACACCGATCCGAACGTGGGCGGTGGGGGCGGTGGAGGTCAGGATCCGGCGGCAGCGTTTCAGAACGCCTTGAAAAAGAAGAATGACGATGCCCTCGCATTAGCGTCGCAGCTGTTTGATGAGAACTTCAGTTATCGAACACAGATCCGAGAACTGAAGACAAAGGTTCCCAAAGAGGGAGACATCGTTCTTACAGGCGACGAGGCGAAAGAGTACCAGTCGTTCAAGGCNNAAAAACAGAACAAGGAACTCGCCGGGATGGAAGCCTTGCGCGAGCTCGCGGATATCGGCCTCGACGGATCGAAGCTAAAGCTCTCCGTCTTGAAGGACCAGATCCAGACAAAGTTTCCCGATGCGGTGATCTCGTTCAAGGACGAGAAAGACAAGGACGGCAAGGCCGTCAGGACCGCATACATCAAGAAATCGGAGAAAGACTCCGAACAGAATTTTACCGATTTTGCCAACGCAGAGTTGGCCGATTACCTGCCGAGCCTGAAAGTCAGCAACGAGGCACCCACGCAGACCTTTACCGGAAACACGCCGGACCCGAAGGCGACAGGCGGACATGTTTCCGTCTTCGACAAGATCCGGGATGAGGCGAAAGCCAAGACCGAAGCGGGCAAGCCCGTGCCGGGAATGGACATCGACTCGCGATTCGGAAGGCCTGCGACCGCAGCTTAAAACCTAATTTTTACAGGAGACCTTTATGCCACTCAGAATTGAAAACACGGCAGGCGGGCTTGCTCACTCACCGGTATTCGTTGGCGAGATCCGAGGCTCGGATTCGGTCGTCCTCGACATCTCCGACCTGACCACGAAGGAAGTTGATGCAGACGGCTATCTCAAGCCCGGAGTACCGCTTTCGAAGGCCGGCGATCTGGTTGGAAACGGAGTTGCTGTCTGGGGCGTCACGATCGAGCCGATCAAGATCCCGCACGCGACCATTCCGCCGACAGACGTTTCGCTCGCGGCCGACACCGGGACGTGTCCCGTCGTAGTCGGTTTCGGCCTCGTCAATCGCGACGTCGCCGAAGACAACCTCGGACGCGCTTACACCGCCGACGAGATCGCAGGATTTGACCTTGCAGGCTCGAACTGCAGGATCACCAGGACCTAATCACCCAACGTTGAAGGAGGAAAACGATAATGAGCAGTTTTGCTTGGACGCAATCTATCGATGAATTATCGCCCGCCGCGTTGACGGTGAGGGCACAGGCGGTCAGCCCGAATGACAACGGCCAGCTGNNATGTTCTTCCCGCGTCGCGACGTTGACTCGGTCGACCTTGACGATGTGACGACGCTCGACTACAGGCCGGCGTCGGATCGCCGCGAATGGAACCAGCGTGGACGCTTGATCCCGGTCAAGACGCCGTCCACCCGCAAGGTTTCCATCGTGCCGATCGAGGGCAATTACCTTTGGGGCGAACGCGAGCTGCAAAAGCTCAACGAACGCTCGGTAGGCAATGCCGCGATCATCGCGCAGATCATGCAGTCGAGCGTTCCCGGACGCGTCGAAGCGATCGCGATGGCGAACTATCGGCGTCTGGAGCTAGACACGTTCGAGGCGTGGGCCTTGGGAACGATCACACAGCGGAATCCGCAGAACGCGGCCGAGACCTACGCGGCATCGTTCGGCTTTGATGCCGGCCGATATCAGACCGCGGGCACCGCTTGGAACGACGCGGGCCTCAACTGTTACAACGAGCTTCTTGACTGGCTCGACGACGCGATCAATGCCGTTGGAGCGATCCGCGGTATCGTTTGCCGCCGAAACTTTGTCAAGGAAGTTCTCGCTGACGCTCCGGATCTCGCCGGCGGCGCACAGATGACGCTCGTTCAGCTCGAGCAGCGTATCCAGGACGATCTTGGAAGCGACTTCAAGTTCTATCCGATGGAAGACACCGTCGAGGTGTTCACCGACGGCGGAACGGCAACGTCCTCGACGAAGGTCTGGGCCGCCGAGAAGATCGCAGCCGTCCCGGCCGGCCTGTCGGTCGGTTACGCAGCATTCGCACCGGTTGTCCGCGCAATGGATATCGCCCGAGCATTGCCTCAGGCGAAGATCGACACGAACGGCCAGACCGCGTTCTACGAAGAGCATAACAACGGCCGCGAGCTTTCGGTCGAAGTTCAGGTCAATGCTCTTCCGGTCCCGGACGAACAGAAGATGTTCATCATGGACGTCGGCTTCTAATTTCTCTCCGCCGCTGACTTGGGCGTGACCCGGACGTCACGCCCATTTTTCAAATATCAAGGAGACTCTATGGCAAAGGATAATCGAGTAATTAACGGTGCAGTGCGAGTTGGAGCAACTGTTTTCAGGGCAGGCCAGGAGGATGAACTGCAGGAAGCGGCAAGCCCGGCCGAACTCAAACGGCTCGCAGAGAAAGGCGTGATCACCGGTGACTTCCTCAAGGCCGGAAAGCCGAAAGCTGCAGCACCGGTCGAGACCAAAGAGGCCGATAACAAAGAGGCCGGAACCAAAGACAAGTAGCATCCCGGTTGATAGGTGCTCAGTGCCCGAACCGCGGAGTAGGAGGCTATCAAAACAATGCGCATCAGCGATCTAAAGAAACTTTTCACCAACGTCTATACCGAGTTCTCGATCCTTGCGAACGGCAAGCGTCTTTATCAGTTCACTACCGCACTTTCGTCCGGTGTGACTGCAACGACGGCACCTATCGGTTCGATCGGGATCACCAGCCACGCGACCGGCCGTAATAAGATCTTCATCAGCACGGGAAGCTACTGGCAGCTCCTTTCGGGAGAGGCCGCACTTGCGCTGGGCCTCGCTACCGTCGCGACGACCGGCAACACGGACGGGTACATACACTCGCCGATCGCCGGAAAGCTTGCCGCGGCGATCTTTTCCGGTGTGGACGCCCTCGCACAGCATGGCTCGAACTACCTGACGTTCTCGCTGACCAATCTCGGTCAGGCTGGAGCGGGATCGGCTGCCATGCTTGCCGCGACCGACGCAAACACGACAAAGACCACAACCGGTTCGGCACTCTCGGCAAACACGCCCCGATCACTGACCCTGACGGCGACAGGTGCGGACCTCGTGGTCGCAAAGAACGATCGCCTGCGGTTTCGTGCGGCGGCTACCGGCACACTGGCAAACACCGTCACGTTCCCGAGCGTGCTTCTGGTCTTTGAACCGAACGCCTAACCGAATATGTCGTGGCTGACGTCGGACGAGATCCGAAACAAATTCAACATTCAGTCGAATGCTTACGAATCTCAGCTGGCGTCGGCCTCGAACTCTGCGGCGTTGATCATTCGCCGCGGCGTTTCGGATGACATCTATGCGGAAGCGACCGCTGACGACGCGCCGGCGGATCCTAACGATCTGATCCGGTACCAAAGCATCGTCGAGTCGCACTCGTTCCTCGTGATGTGGTTCCTGATCGGGAACGTCGGAAACAAGCTCGGTGAATCAGGTTTCATAAAATCGGCCCAGGACTCGGGAAGCCCGGCGTACCAAAGCAACATCCTGACGAACCAGTACCTGACGCCAAAGGAACTGGCAGAGATGAAGGCCGATTATCTGAATAAATCCAAGCTCTACATGGGCGATTACGGGACGATCGACATTGAGGCGGATGTCGTCGGCGAACCGGAACAAAGCGTTTCGATCGCAAGTTTGAAATGGTTCTAAATGTACGGCGTAAACGTAAGGATCACGGTCAGGGATCATGGCATCGCGGTCGCGATCGGAAAGGACGTAGAAGCGCTCGAACAGGAATTCGCCTATCGCATTGTCGACGAGGCGAGAACGCTCATTGACAGTTCGGTACCGCGCGGCCGCCTCTATCGCCGGGGAGGTTTCAAACGAGGCGAGTCACGCGGATTGAACACAGGGGTTGGACGACGGGCACGAGGCCCCGGTATCAGGATCCACAGAGCTTCGGCACCTGGACAGCCGCCGGCAGAGGATACCGGCCGTACTTACGGCAACATCACCGTTCGCCGAATGAAGTCCGGCCACTACCGGATCAGGTTCGGAGGAGCGGCCGGTTACCTCGAGGTCGGCACTAAACGGATGAAGCCGAGGCCGTATATCATCCCGGCGATCGAGCGGGCGGCCGAGAAGGTCTTTAACAAAGGGTAGATAGGTGATAAGCCGAAACGCATTGTACGAGTTCATCGAAGGCCTGATCGAAGCGGCGGCCGTGGGCGATGCACTTTACGAAGCGGTCATCTACCGCAATATCCGCAACTCGGTCGATCAGAACCGGAAGGTCGTTCGGATCGAGGTCCTCACCGGCGAGCACTGCATGACGAGCGAGGACATGCGAAAGGAGCTCGGTGTCGAGGCGACGATCCAATGCTGGGTCCTGCCGGAAGGGACAGGCCTCACGGACCTCGACGCGGCAGCGGATGCGAGCTTTGACATGAGCAGGGAGATATTTGAAGCGATCGCAGGAAACACGTCATTGGGCGGAAGGGTCTGCGATTGCGATTTCAGGGAGTTTGAAACCGGTCACGCGAATCTCGCAACGGCGAAACGAGGCGTTACCTATCTTGACGGAGTCATAAACCACGCGAGCTAAGACTATGGCGATCATAAAATTCAAAGACGGATTCCTCGAATACAAGAACGGGGAATATTACCGCAAGAACGACGGGCAGTCTTTCGAGGTTGACGGACGATTTGCGGCCGATGTTCTGATCGCATCGGGCGTATTCGAGTTAGCCGCTGTACCGAGTCTGGATGTCACGGTAACGGTTGACGCGGAGGAGAAGACCGTCACAACAAAGTCCAAGAAGAAGGAGACTAAATAACAATGCCGATTCAACACAGATCACAGATCGAGACCTCTATCAGTCGCCTTCAGCAAACGGCGTATGGCACGGCCCGCACTTCCGGCGCAGACTTTCGACGTATCATCTCGGACTCGCAGGACGTCGGGGATCTCTCGACAGCGTTTCAGGATGATGCCGGATACGACCAGGGCACGGACCTTGCGAACAATCTCTGGGCGATCACAAACGACGCGAGCCTCAATCTGACGCCGGACTTCTGCTTTCAGGATATCGGCTATCTGCTGATGGACGCTCTCGGCGGCTACGCGGTATCCCAGCTTGACGCAGGCCCGTATCAGCACGTTTTCACGCCCCAGAACGTCAATACATCGCGTCAGCTGGGACAGCGAACCATTCTCAAGAAGTATGGCGGCCTGAAGCTCGTACTTTTCCGGGACATGGTTGCAGAAAACCTTTCCATCAGCGGCGGAAAGACGGGGCGCATCAAGGTTTCGGCGTCATATCGCGGCTCCGGCTATTACGAAGAAGATCCGGCCGGCTATTCGTCGCCGGCGATCGTCGACGACCGCGAATGGGCTTACAACGGACAGCTTGCCGCTTTACGGTTCCTGTCGAACGCGGCAGGTACGGCCCAGGTCGAAACAGCGACGGCTGCAGGTGCTGTGACGGGAACGGGTAACGCAAAGGCGACCGTCACGTCCGCGAATCTCGCAGGTTCTCCGATCATAGTCACGTTTGCTGTCACCTCAGGTGATTCGGCCGCTACATGGGCTGGGAAGTGCCGTGCGGCGTTGCGTGCGAACGCTGTTATCAACAAGCGGTTCATCGTATCCGGTTCGTCAACAAGCATCATCCTGACGGACCGCATCAAGGCGGCCAACGACGCGACGCTGAACATCGCGCTAGATAACGACACATCGACGGGTATCACGCCCGCGGCAACGTCTGCAAACTCGACAGCGGGCGTGGCGGCAACGTACCAGAACTACTCCTGCAATCTTGAAACTTGGAGCCTGCAGCTGAACAATCCGGCGGGCGATGACGGATACCGGCAGTGTTCGGACTATCTGGTGTCGGGCGATCCTCTGAGCGGTGCGGTTCGCAAGGAATACCTTCTCGGTGTTCGCGACTTTATGTTCGACTTCACCGCACGTCTTGATACCGGCGATGCGATGCGCGGCTGGCTCAAGGCTGGTACCGAGCTGTCGCTCGACATTCCGATCTTCGGAATCGATGCGAACGATCATTCACTGGTCATCCAGC